AAAGTAAACCGATATCATTTTTACCACTTCCTTCCTCTGTATAATCTGGGTGTGCCACAGATTTTCTAATCTTGTAGCACTGGTTGTTTGTTCGAAAATATTCTAAATCGGAACCTTTAATTACGTGTGCCGCAGTAACCACTACTTTAGGAGCAATCAATGTTCCACTGCCAATGAACGGACCATCAGCAGTGAATATTTCTCCAACACATTTATGCGTATCTGCAGCGTCGTCAGTTACTACTGTAAAACCTGGATAACTGTCTATTTCTAGAATGTCATCAACTATGGTTGCTGGATCAGGAAGATTGATTTTAGGTAGTATAGGCTTTGCTTCTTTGTGCCTCAAGAGGAGCACCACGAAGACTACTGCGAAACTTATTGCAGCAAGCCTGAGGTATTTCATACATTAGTATGTATATAGACAAAGTTCAAAAAGCCTAAATAAAGTAGAAAAAGGAATTAAATATATGCGAAAACCAGTAAATAGTGAAATTGATTTGATTAGAGCGATTTATACCAGAAGTAACAATTTATTGCTAGAAGCCAAGGCTAAGAAGTTAACTCCTAAAGACCCTGATTTGTTTAGTGGAGTTCCTGCTCCTGTGACTCCACCTGTGGTTGCTCCTGTCGTAAAAGCTAAAGGTAAAAAATCTAAACCTAAGACTACTAAAAGTAAACCCGTAGTTGAAGCTGAACCTGAATTAAAACCTGAATCAGAAACAACTGTTACTCAAGTAGATATTCATCCTATGACCAAAAAGCAAGGAACTGCAATTTTTGGTAAACCAAAAACTCCTGTTTCTTCTGGTATTTCTTCTATTCCAACTCTAGCTTTTGGAGAACCAGGTGAAATAATTAATCCTGGTTTTAGAATAAATCCAAAACGATTAAGTTCTGTTTTAACTGCAAGCGATATTATTAATAGACAACAACCTCTCGGCTCAACAATTTCTACTGCTAATACACAATACGGCAATTCAAATCCTAGAGACTTAGATAAAGATGGTTCTGTTACTCCAACAGAAATGCGATTTGCTACTTCGGTTGTTCCCCAAACATCCAGTACACCCAGTGCTGCTTATAGATTAGGTCAGAATGCTAGAAACATTTTTACACCAAAAACACTAATACCAGCTTTATTAGTAGGTTCGGGTATTTTAGGTGCTAATTTATTTAATCCTAAAACAACAAAAATAGTTGATCCAATTACACCATCTACGCAATCTATACAATCTACGCAATCTACAGAATCTGAAACACCATTTGAAGCTCCACCTGATCCAGGTTCACGTCGATGGACACCTTATAATGTAATGACGAATCCAGATAGAGTATCTCCTATTAGAGAACAACAAGAAATTACTGAGTACTATCGCCAAGCATTGGCGCAGAGATTAGAAGAAGCTTCTGCTGCATTCTGGGCTTACGATCCAAAAACTGGAGGACCTAGAGCAGGAGCTACACGACAAGAAGTAGAAGAGGCTGAAGCAATCGAAAGATTTAATATATTAACTCCTTTTAAAGCCATGGAACCAAACAAGTATCCAGTAAAAAATATGCCAGTGATGAAAAAGAAGAAAAAAGATGAAGTTGAATCAGAACCTTTAAAAAGAGAAGATCGGCGATATTTTCCAAATGATCCAGTAACACAACGTGAATTTACATTAAGTAGATTATCAACTCCAAGTGCTGCTCCTTCAGGACCAAGAGTACAACAGCCTTTGATTCCGTCTAGTATTTTACATGGATTAGAAGGCAGAATGAAGGGTGCTCAACAATGGTTGGCAAGAGAAACCAAGGAAGTTATTGATTCCTCTGATGATTATTCAGATGGTGCAGATAAAGAAGTATCAAGTACTTCAAATAAAAGAGTAAAAACAGTAAGAATAGGAGCACCACTTCTAGATTCTGATAGAATTGCTGCTACTGAAATAAAAAAGAGATTGATGGCAATGCAAACAAGAAGAGCACAGCCGACAACGCAACCACCAAAAGAAATATTTGATGCCGAAGGTGTTGATATGACTGTGGAACTTCCAAGATTTCCTAAAATTTCAACGGCAAGACAAGCACAAATTGGTGCTCATTTAGAAAAAGAACTTAGTAGAGAACATGGCTCTGTATCTTTTCCTAAAGCACATGCAGGTGATGATATTGATGACGATACTGCAATTGATACTGAATTACCTAGCATTGGTAGTAATGAAAATTACTTATCTCACGCAAAAAGAGAAGATGCATCTGATTCCACAGCAGTAAGAAATTTAGAAAGATTATATCCAGCATCTTCTCGTGTTAGCGAAGTTGGAGTTATTTCCACAGAAGGACCTCCTCTAACTAGAGCTCAATCAAGAATAGACGCAAAAGCAGCAAGACAAAGAAGAAGTCATGCCGCATTGCATAATATTTATGGTAATCTTTTTAATCAACACTCTGGTTCTGCGACTCGACCAGATCAACTAGAACCAGACTTTGCAGGGGGAAGAAATGCAGAACCAGTTTCTACAGGAAGAACTGATGTTTCTTTGACTACTTCGTGGCCACAGTTAGTAGCACAGGAGTTATCTACACACAAATATTCTGTGAATGATCCTATTACTAAAGAAACAAAGAAAATACCAGTCATAACACCATTTAAAGATGAACATACTTCTACGGGAAAACTCAGAAAGACACCACTACATCCAGTAAGACAGGCATTAAATCAGGTTAGATTATCTGAACCACACACATTTGCTGCTCTTCTTCCTCATGTAGATGAAGGAACAAGGGCTAGTCTACAACAACATATGGATTATTTGGCACAGAATTCTGCAAGAAATGTTGAAACACCCGTAAACAATACAGCAACTCTTCTTAAGAATATTAGTAGATTTTAATTAGTAAGATCTACTAGTTCACACTTATCGCCAGTACACGCAAACGTCTGTGTGCCGCTAGTTGTGTCTACCTTTTCGTAGTTCTTGAGTTCTGACCAGTCCACATTTGTAGGAATCTTTAGCAATAGGGCTTCGTACTCTTCCTTGGTGCAGTCTTGGTATGGTGCCTGACGATATGAATGGTCGCTGTGTGGCAAGAAACTAATACCACTAACTTCGTCAAAGTGCTTGTACACCCAGGCACCAACTTCCATCCACTCTTCTTCACGAACTGTTACTGTAATGGACGGCTTGTGTTCACACCAATACTTTTGGTATGTCAACCACAACTCTAGATGATCCAGAGCAGACATATCATTGCGTGTCACTGATCCTTCTGCTTTCATGGGAAACGAAAATACCATAACATGATCAGGCTTAGTTACGTCAGGCTCTGCAGGAAATCCCTTGTCAATCATCATTTGACACAGAGGATCCTTGCGATCTGCACGAACAGTACGAACATAATATTCGTTATGACGAGCATGAATACCACTGGCTGCGTCAACAAGTTGAGATACTGTTCCACTCGGTTTCACACAAGTAATAGCAGCCGCTGCATTAATACCTAACTTCTTTGCCCATTCTGCGTTGGTTGTTATTGTGATCTTCTTGAGGTCTACGAGCAATTCAGCAATATCATTTTGAGATTCGCCACGCATAATATGATTATCCAAAATACCTGTAAGAGATACTCCTAATAATGCTTCTTCTTCACAATTTTTTGTAAATTCGCTAGACAGGTATGGAAAGTGTGTCAAAGATGCTTGCCATGTACCAAGAATAGCGGCAAGACGACACTTGCGTGTCAACGTCTCAACAGTATCGTCTGCACGAACAACCACCTCTGTGAGATTACAGAATTGTCGGTCACGAAGAATAATTTCACTGCATGGATTTGTTCCAAACTGATAAGTGGCATCACGACGATCACCTAATGTTGCTGTTTGTTTTTGAGCAGCGGCACGATTGAAAATACCACGCTCACCACTCTTACTCTTGTATAGCGAAACCCATTCTTCCATGAATGTACCAATCTCTGGTCGTTCACTATAGACTACGCTATTATTCGCAAGTGCCCGTTGTGGATTGGCTTCCCACCATGCTCCAGTTTTTGCATCACGCATACGCTCATCGGTGAGGTTTGATAAACTGATAAGAGCAGATCGACGCACTCCTCCCACCACCACAACCTCCGCAACCTTACAGACAATATCATGGCATTCGATACTTGTGAGTTTGCGTCCAGCGGCACGTTTAAAAGTATCCACAGTGAACCTAAAGAGATCAACCAATGGTTGAGGTCCACTGGCTCTACCTCCGAAAGTTTTAAGCCTCGCCCCATGAGCCCGTACCTTAGAGACATCCCATTTTGGAACTTGACCTCCAATAAGTAAGGACACCAATTCCTTGTAAGCCTTAGCCCAACCAGCCTTTGAATCCTGTACAATAATTGTAGTGTCCGAATCAGTAAATTGCTCTGCAATTGTTGGTAATTTATCAACGTATTGCCTTTCTACGGAGAATCCAACTCCTGTGCCACACATTAAAATATATAAAATTTCATCAAATGCTCGTACTCGATTGACTGCCACATATGAACAATTATATCCTGCTGTGTGGTCTCGCTCTAGTGCTTCTCCTGCTGTCATTAGAGAGCGCATGGAAGGCATGATCTCTAGATTAAGAATTGCTTGGCGTAACTCTTCTCTTGTTGCTTTGTCTAACTTACATTTGGTATTTTCTTTAAGATGTCCATCAAAGAAATTAAAATAACGATTGACAGTTTCTTCCCAGGTCTCACGACGATTCTCCTCTTCTAGCCAGCGGCTGTAGCGAGAAAGGTGAATGAATTGTTGAAATTGTGTTGGTAAATGCATGATAAGTTTCCTTTTAATTTATAAATTATTTAGTGAGAACATTCCAAGAGTTAGTAAACAATGGTTCAATTATTTCTCCAATAGCAGAAGCATATTGTTGAACTTCCCATATGCTCAACATACTCAACATGTCCATGGTCTAGAACTTTAATCTTCTTCTTCATCGTCGTCCTTAAAATCTTCTTCATCGTCATCGTCGTCTTCATCGTCGTCGTCATCAAGATCAATTTCAAAATTTGTTATATCAATACCAGTATTGTCTTTAGCATAGGCATGAGCTTTTTTAAATAATTCTGGGTCAGTTCCTTTTACATATTCTATTAAAAGAAAACAAAAAATTAAAGCAGCATCTTCTGATTCGAAATCTATTTCTTTCATATTTTTTTCCAGTTGTTGAATTTGATTTTTCCTGATAGACCAGACACAGTATTTTCCTTAATGGTTTTTATTAATTCTTTTTCAGACATACCAGCCATGATCATATCGTTCAGATCCTTATATTTAATGTGGTCGGGCCAAATACAAACCTTTTTATCTTGATCTAATAGTTTTTCTATTGTCGTCACTACTGCTTCGTTCCTTGGTTCATTATCTATAAGATATACAAGAGATCTAGATTTCAAATGGCTTGGAACATTTAGGGCATCACTAAGACCAATCATGGCAACACAATTAGGAACGAATAGAGAATCTAATGGACCTTCTACCACATAGATGGTTCCAGTATCCACACGATCTAAACCAAACCACCCCTTGTGTTCTTGACCTTCCGTCTTGATGGTAATGTATCGAGCAGTCTTACGAGCATTGCGATCACCAGTAACACTAAGGGCTCTTCCTTGTGCTCCAACTAATTCACCTTTTTCGTTTACAATAGGAATAACTAGACGAGAACTTTGCTCTAGTGCGTCTGCAGATTCCGAGTTAATTGTTCTTGCCCATGTTCCAAAGTCTTCTGCATAGTACAGATACTTCCATGCGGTTCTAGGAATCTTTCTAAGTTCTACGAATGTTCTGCATGGGTGGTTTGGTGGAAGTTCTGATACTGAAGGCAACTCTATTGTATACTTTTTCTTTATTTTTTTAATAGCCACTACTGGTTCTGTTTTCTTTTTTGTCTTTAGTCCGTCTCCATCCTTCCAGACTTCTAGCGAATACTCCTTACACAAAGAAGGAGAAACTTTCTCTAGGAATCCGTACAAGTTACACGAAACACCGCAGTTGTGGCACTTGTAAAAGTATTTATTCTTGTTAACAAAGAAGAATCCTCTAGTTTTGTTTTTATTTTTAGAGGAGTCTCCGCAGATAGGACAGCGACAAGAAGCAAGAGTATCTTTTTTCCAAGCAAACTTCTCTAGACTTGCTCCTACAAAATTAACAAACTTTTTGTCGATGTATATACTCATACTTTCCATCCTGTAAATTTATTTGATTTCTTGAACTTACTATTAAATCGATCTTCGTCATTATCAGGAGCATCTTGTGGATTGCTGTCTGATAACTGAGGCTGTTGTGACTTTGGAATGTCGTACAACTTCATCTTGGCTCGATTGATGCCAAGTACAAACTTACGATTAGCCACCGTATCGTTGTAGCGATTCTTTAACTGCTTAACCATGATCTGATTGATTTCATCTAGGCGTTCTGTGGCAATCAAGGCAATCATGAAGTCAGCAGTGGCAGGAAGACCAAACGATTCACTCGTGTCTTCCAAACCGAAATCTGAATTACCAAAGCCAACACGATTAACCTGTGTGGCTGACCAGATAGGAACGTTTCGTTCTGTGGCTAAACCTCGTAGTTCTTCTGCAATGGCTTTGATATAGGTGTATGAGTTTACATTCGTACCCTGCTTCATTCTAGATGATGCACAGATATTCAAATAATCTATAAAAATTACATCAGGCTTGAACTTCTTCTTGAGCCACAACTCATCCAACAGCACACGGAAATGATTCACACTGGAACTTGCAGTAGGATACTCTTTAATGATGAGTTTACCCTTGACTGTTTGCTTCATGTTATCAATTCTTTTGTCGTAGACTTCTTTGCTGAGATCTCGTAACGAATCTAGAGTGGTATCCAATAGATTTGCGTCAATGCGCTCTGCAATTCTTTCTTCTGCCATTTCACAAGTAA